TCACCCCCGGCCGGCGGTGGGGCAAAACACCGGCAGCCGCCGACGTAACGTAAGCCAGTCTCCTCCCTGCTCTGCGGTGCAGGTCCTCGATGGCGACGGGCGGCGGCAACACCCCTCTCTGGATCGAATATGGGCCGCAAGTCGAAATTAAGCGATGCCCAGTGGGAGGACATAGGCAAGCGCCTCGCTTCCGGCGAATCCACATCGGCGCTCGCCAAAGAGTTCGGGGTAAGCAAGTCGGTCATTTCCACACGGTTTTCAAAACGTACGGAAACGATAAAAGCCGTTGCTAATCAACTGTTTGAGGCCGAATCGGCTTTTGACAAGCTCGGCATTTCTGAACAGATTTCCGCCCGTTCGCTTGCGGATGAGCTGAAAGCCGTGTCTGCCCATCTGGCAGGTGCTGCCAAGTTCGGTGCAATGACCGCGCATCGGCTCGCCGGTATTGCCCACGGCCAGGTGCACGGCATCGATGACGCTCAGCCAGAGAAGTCGATGGAAGCTCTGCAGCGCATTGGCGTCCTGACCAAGATGGCGAATGCCTCCAGCGAGATCGGGCTGAATCTGCTCCGGGCGAACAAGGATGCCATCGACAAGATGAACAAGCCGGAGACTGACAGCGCGCAGTTGCTCAAGGACATCGCCGAACACCTGCCTGACTGATGACTCTCAGCCTCCAGACAAAGCGAGAGCTTGAGCGCTGGTACAAGCTGATCGATCACCCGGTCCAGACGGATCTGATCCACGCGGTGGCAAACGGCGTCCGGTTCCCGGTGGTTCCTGCTGGCCGCCGCTCTGGCAAGACCGAGCGCGCCAAGCGTTTCGTGGCCAAGATGGCCATGAAGAACCCGGGCGAGATGTACTTCATTGCTGCGCCGACGCGCGACCAGGTGAAGAAGATCTACTGGGCCGACATGAAGCGGCTCTGCCTGACCAGCCTGTGCAGCAAGCCGCCGTCAGAGACCGAGCTGACGATCTTCATGGATAACGGCACGCAGGTGCAGTTGATCGGGCTGGACCGCCCCGAGCGTATCGAGGGCGTGTTCTGGTCGGGCGGCGTGATCGATGAGATCGCGGATATCCGCTCGGAAGCGTGGGAAGCTAACATCCGCCCCGCGCTCGATACGTTCAACCCGTCTCGTCCTGGATATCGGGCGTGGTGCTGGCTCATCGGTGTGCCTGATGGCCTGAACCACTATTACGAGATGGCGCAGTACGCGGAGACTGCGAACGATCCTGACTGGAAGGTTTTCCACTGGAAGAGCTCGGAGATCCTGCCGGCCGAGACCATCACCGCGGCAAAGCGGCAGATGTCGGCAAAGCAGTACAAGCAGGAATACGAGGCCAGCTTCGAGACCGCCTCGGGGCGGATCTATGAGGACTACAGCAAGGACAACTACACGCTGGAGACGATCCAGCCGCACGAGCAGCTTCTCTGGTACCACGATTTCAACTTCACGCCGCTGTCGTCTGGCATTGGTGTGCGGCGTGCTGACTCGCTGTATCTGCTGGAGGAGATCATCCTCACGTCGGCGGTGGCGCGCCAATCTGCGCTTGAGTTCGTCGAGCGCTACAAAGAGCACCAGAACCGGAACGTGGTGATCTACGGCGATCCGGCGGGCAAGGCTGGCGAGAAGCATGGCCACGCCTCGGACTACACCGAGATGGAGAAGATCCTCCGCGAGCACGGCTGGAAGTTCACGCGCAAGGTGAAGCCTGCCGCGCCGGCGATCAAGGACCGGCAGAACGCCGTGCGCGCCAAGATCAAGAACGCCTCCGGCCAGGTCTCGCTGTACGTGAACGCCAAGCAGGCGCCGTACACGCACAAGGGCCTGGCGACGACGCAGCTCAAGGAAGGCTCGACGTTTCTGGAAGAAGAAACGGACTACCAGCACATCACGACCGCGATCGGCTACATGGTCGATGTCGAGTTCCCGGCTCTGAGGCCGACGCCGACACACACAACGCACCTGCCTCACATGGGCCGCTGACATGCCTGACTTCAAGACCCTGCAGGCCACATACCAGCAGGACAAGGACTATCCGGAGCGCACGTTCCGGCTGTCGTCGCTGACGCGCGTGCTCGATGGCACGCTGTACGACGAGCTGAAGCACCCATTCAGCGAAGAGAAGAACGGCGCTGGCGAGTATGTGCCGCTGGCTGATCGCCGCCCGTCGGCGCGCACGCGGATCTGCCGCACCGTGGTCAACGATTCGGTGTCGCTGCTGTTCTCCGAGGGTCATTTCCCGGCCGTGGAGTGCGCCGACGAGGCCACTCGCGACGCCCTGACGCTGATCGTCAAGGAGACGCAGCTCAACCAGGTGATGATCGACGCGGCCACCACCGGCTCGGTGGGCTCGGTCGCGGTGTTGATGCGTGTGCTGAAGGGGCGCGTGTTCTTCCTGGTGATGCCGACGGCGTACCTCACGCCTGAGTGGGACAAGGACGCGCCCGACACGCTGGCGAAGGTGACCGAACGGTACAAGGTGCAGGGCAGGACGCTGAAGGCTGACGGCTATGCGATCGCCGAGAGCGATCTCAAGACGGACTTCTGGTTCCAGCGCATTTGGGACACCAGCGCCGAGACCTGGTACCAGCCCCAGACGCTAAAGGATGCCAGCGACGGCAAGGCACCGGCGGTCGATAAGGCGCGCACCACGTCGCACAACCTCGGTTTCGTGCCCATCGCATGGGCGCGCAACCTGCCCGGCGGTGACAGCACCGATGGCTGCGCGACGTTCCCCGGCGAGGCGATCGACACGCAGATTGAGGCCGATTACCTGCTCAGTCAGGGCGGTCGCGGCCTGAAGTACCAGTCCGATCCGACGCTGCACATCAAGGAGCCGGCGTTCGACGCGAGCGGCGGCGCCAAGGTCGTGAAGGGCGCGGCCAATGCCATCGTCACCAGCGAACAGGGCGACGCCAAGCTGCTGGAGATCAGCGGCGAAGCGGCCAAGGCGGTGATGGACTGGGTGAAGGGCCTGCGCGAACTGGCGCTGGAAGGTGCCGGCGGCAACCGGTCGAACGCGGACAAGCTGTCTGCCGCCCAGTCTGGCCGGGCCATGGAACTGATGAACCAGTCGCTGATCTGGCTTGCCGACAAGCTGCGTATCAGCTACGGCGAGGGCGCACTGCTGTCGCTGCTGGACATGGTGGTGCGCGCGTCGAAGAAGTACCCGCTGAAGGACAAGAAGGGCCGCGAGATCGGTGCTCTGAGCCAGGACAAAGACTTGTCCCTGCGCTGGCCACAGTGGTACGCGCCGACCTACGCCGACAAATCCACGCAGGCGACGACGCTCGACGTGCTGCGCGGTGCTGGCCTGTTGTCCCGCGAGACCGCGGTGAAGTCGATCGCGCCGAGCTACGACATCGCCGACCCGGCCGACGAGATCCGGCAGATCGAAGCCGATCCGCCGCCGCCGAACAGCATGGCCGCGAAGCCGAAAGATCCGCCGCTGTCGGAATCCAATGACTAGCCGCTGGGCCTGGTGCCCGGCGATCTGTAACCCCCGCCCTGGTGGCGGGCTTTGACTCTGGAGTCCCGATGGACCTGCCGCAAGACATTCACTTGGGGAATGTCGCTCCCGCGATTTGCCACAAGCTCAAGGTAGAGGGCTGCGTGGTGCTGACGCTCAACCATGATGGAACCATTGGCATGGCTGGCCACAATGTGAACCACGCCAAGGCCAACGAGCTGCTGTCCGTCGGCATCCACATGAACCTCACGCAGATGGAGAACGCCATTGCCGCTGGTGCGGCTGGCGAGGAAGCTCAGGAACAAGAGCTCCGTCTGCGCAGCCAGCGTAAGGAGGCCGCATGAAGGGGCGCGCACTGAGCCATCTGATGCGCGGCCTGATGAGCCGCTACATGGCCCCGGACCCTGAACCGAGCGGCGGCGGTGGCGGCGGCGGTGGCAACCCTCCGGCGCCCGCACCGGCCCCAGCGCCGCGTGAGCCCGAGACGTTCTCGAAGGAGTACGTCCGCGAGCTGCGCGGCGAGAACGCTGGCTACCGGCTGAAGTACCAGGAATCCGAGGCCAAGGCCAAGACCGCCGAGGAAAATGCCGCCAAGGCCGCAAAGGACGCCGACGACAGGGTCGCGGCCGCCAATAGTGCCGCCGACCAGCGCGTCATCCGCGCCGAGCTGAAGGCCGCCGCCCTGAAGGCTGGCATGGTCGATCTCGACGGCCTGAAGCTGGCCGACCTGTCGGGCGTGAAGCTCAACGCGGAAACCGGCGAGGTCGAAGGCGCCGAAGCGCTGATGGAAGCGCTCAAGAAGTCAAAGCCATACCTGTTCGGTGCCACCGGCACCAGCACGCCTGGCAACCCGCCGCAGCCGAAGAATCCCGAGGCCAAGAAGGCCACGGAGATGAACGACGAGGAATATGCGGCTGCACGCGCAGCGGCTGTGCGCGGCAACAAACGGTAAGTAGTGAAAGCAGTGCCCCCGCGCTTCGGCGCGGGGAAGCTCATCGGGGCCTGACGCCCATGGAGCTGACAACTCATCGTCATCTTTCATGGAGCAATAGATGCCCATCAGCAATTTCCCGGCCGCCCTGCAGCCGATCATCCAGCAGAACTTCCTGCAACGCGAGTTTCAGGATGCCATCCAGTCGGTCCTTGGCTTCCGCCAGATCGCACGTCGCGAGCCTTTCCCGAACCAGATTGGTGAAACCATCACCAAGACCCGTCCGGGCCTGAAGGCGCCTGTCACCACCCCCATCACGCCGTCGAGCAATACCAACCTCGACAACGGCCTGACGCCGTCCACCTGGACCGTCGAGCAGTACACGTTGTCGATCAACATGTACGGTGACTCGATCGACCTGAACACCGTTACCACGCGCGTCGGCATCGTCGGACAGTTCCTGCAGAACGCCAAGACCAACGGCGTGCAGGCGGCTCAGTCGCTCGATCGTCTGGCCCGCAATGCGCTGTTCAATGCCTACATGGGCGGCAACACGCGCGTGCGCACCACGCTCGGCGCGCCGGCAGCCACCGTTGCAGTGGACGACGTTCGAGGCTTCCAGCAGGTGTTCGTGAATGGCCAGCTCACCGCCGTGTCGGGCGTCAACACCATGGCGGTGCTGATCAACGGCAACCCGTACACCCTGAACGGCGTGGCGGTCGACGGCTCCAACGTCTCGACCGCGCCTGGCGGCATCTCCGGCACGCTGACCTTCTCGGGCAACGTGAGCGTCGCCGACGGCACGGCCGGCAACACCATCACTGCCTACAACAACGGCACCGGCGTGGCACCGTTCATCCTGCGCCCGAACGGCCGCGGCAACACCTCCCAGCTTGTCGGCACCGACCTGCTTACCATGGGCAGCGTGCTGGACGGTGTGGCCTACCTGCGCCGCAACGCCGTGCCGACCGTCAACGGCATGTACAACCTGTACCTCGATCCGGTGTCCGGTCGTCAGTTCTTCGCTGATCCGGACTTCAAGCAGCTCTTCCAAGGCGCCACCTCGGCGGCCAAGGAGTTCCGCATGGGCCGCGTCGTGGAGCTGGTTGACGTGCGCGTCATCCCGACGACCGAGGCCTACGTGCAGGCGCTGGGCAACGTGACCGTGCGTCGCCCGATCCTGGTCGGCGACGAGGCGCTGGTCGAAGGCGACTTCGAAGGCATGGGCACGGAAGAGACCCCGGGCGACAACGCCGTCATCGACATCGTCGACGACATCGTGCACGTCACCCGCGAGCCGCTGGACCGCCTGCAGCAGATCATCGCGCAGTCGTGGTACTGGATCGGCGGCTTCACGGCCCCGACCGACCAGACCGTCAACACCAACATCGTTCCGACCGCCAGCGCGTCGTACTACAAGCGCGCCGTGGTGTTCGAGCACGCTGGTTGATGGGGATAGGGCGAGGGCTCCGGCTCTCGCCCGCTAACAATGAGCGATCCGATCGAGGTCGAAGTCGGCGGCAGCGTCGCCGTCGACTCCACAGCGCAGTTCGACGCGCAATTCCCCGGCACCACGGCGACGGCCACAGCGGCCTTCAACTTCCCGTACAACGGCACGATCCTCCAGTACAACCAGGGCGATTCCTTCGTGGTCACCCCGGATCTGCTGGCTGCATTGACTGCCGCTGGGGCTCCCATCTCGCAACCTTGAGGGGTTCAGCATGGCGGACTACCAAGGCAACCCGAACACGGTTCCGCACGCGGCCGGCAACGGCCAGATGCAGGAGCTGACGGCCGCGCAGATCTCGGCCAAGTACGGCGCCGGCAACGTCAAGACGCCGACGCGGAACTTCAGCATCAACTATCGCGGCCAGCACATCGTTGGGTACAAGAACGTGCCCATCGTTTGCGATGCCGCGCTGCTGGCCGCTCTCGCAGCGACCGGCGCACCGGTGGTCTGACATGTCGAAACCGCAAGAAGAAAAGCCGGCGCTGCCGTCTTCCATCCTGATCGACGAATCGATTGGCTGGATGGAGAACGGCATCCTGCGCCAATTCCACGAAGGGCAGCACGTCACCAATCAGGCCGATATCGCTGCCCTGATCAAGCACGGCGCGCAATACCTGGAGCTGAAATGAGCGATGGCGTCTATATCCGCCAGGGCAAGAGCTCGGCGCTGAACATCGCCGCCGCTGCGGTGGTGGCCACGGTGCCGAAGGATTTCGCGCTGGCCCAATGTCGCCTTGTGCGCGTGCAGGTGCTGGTGGCCGGTACTGCCGGCGGCGCGGCCTACGACTCGGCGAGCGTGACCGGCAACACGGTGGCCAACCAGGTCGGTGCATGGCCGAACGCGGTGGGCTCGTACCTGATCGACATGCCGTGTCTGGCTGGCATCTGCATCATTCCCGGTGCTGGCCAGACCGTCGCAGTTTCCTACGACTGAGGTGAGAAATGGACCAGAACGCAGACAACACGAACCAACAGACCAATGCTGACGGTGCTGACGCCGCCCCAAAGCAGCCCGACGCCGCGCCGAAGAAGGC